TTGTATACAATGTACAGCACACGAATGCAAAAAAGGATGCCACATAATGTGACACCCTTATAACCTTGCTTTATTTAAGTATTACCACATAGGAATGATTATAAACTCCAGGTTGAAGTGTTAGCTGTAAGCTGAATATTCAGATACATTACATTGTTTAGCGTATACGGTAAAGAGATCTTTCCTGTCTGATCGAGTGCGAGGTTCTGAACTTCCAGTGAACCGTCCGCTCTTGTCACAAATAAAGAACTCCAAAGTTTTTCCTCTCCTGTTGAATTAATCAATTTCATAATATTATCAGGAATTGTTGCAATTCTTGAGTCACCCGCAATAGTTGAACCCTGAGAAAGTTCAATCTGTCCATTTATGTTTAACAATCCTGAGAGCCTGTTATATGAACAGTTCCATGAACCTTTCGAATAGTTAGGGAGTCCAGTATTGTGAATGTTAGTTCCCTGAATCCACTGATTACGTGTGTTAATGTCTGTAATATTATGTTCATTCTGATTTGCCTTACTCAGTGCTGAGCTTGCTGAATTTGTCGCGTTCTGAATAGACACGTCCTGCTGTGCGTTTTTTGTTTTTAAACTGGCAATATCTGCACTGTTAGCGGTTACAGAGTCATTTAAGCTCTGCACACTCTGTGACGCCTCTTCCGCAACTGCCTGAGCTGCACCCGCAGCACTCATCGCATTGCTCGCAGAATCTGCGTTCGCTTTCAACTGGGTGTCGATTTTTAACATATCCCCGTTGTAGTCACCAAGGTACGTAGGTTTGTCCGTTCCGATATACTGTGACAAATTATAGTTTGGTGTTTTGTTTGTACTACTCATAATAATCTCTCCTTACATTAATATATCTTTTGCTGTGTTATCAAACGTGTACGCCGTCATATTGTAACCTGCAAAGGTATTACACGTTAGTGATGTTATGCCATCAAACTCGTTAACTGTAATTGGTGCGTTGCTGTGTAATTCAGCCAACTGATAAATCACATCTTGAAAGAATACGTATTCACCTGTGAGCGGTGAGAACATGTATAACTGACTTGACGGGATTAATTTGCACCCTGCGTATAAATCAAAATCGTGAGCCGTCATGCTTAGTGCTTCAAAACCATTACAGCTCAGCTTCAAACCGTCAAATTCATCGCAAGTTATTCCACAGTATCTCGCTGTGTCATAAATATCACCAAGAATTTTACATATATTGTTATATTGCCCTGTGACAGGATTATAACACTGTATATTCTCGCAGATGTACTTGTCAACATAATCAATCAATCTATCAATCTGCTGATTGATGTATGAATACGTTTCAGCGTTTAGACGGTACATAGTTTTTGTCAACTCTGTCAACGATTTCGAAATATCATTTATTTTCTTGTTTATTGATACTTCGAGTTTTGTTATTTTTTCGTTGTAATCAGATTCAACAGCAGTAATTTTTCCGTCAACATACCCTTTAAATTCAGCAACTTGTGTGTCCACATACTCTTCAAGGGAATGTATCTCACTTTCAAGTGTTGCTTTTAATTTAGCGATTTGCGTGTCCGTGTAATCTTTGTATGCATTCGTATAGTTATTAATAGCTGAAATGCATTCATTTATCTTTTTTTCAAGATAACACAAAACCTCATAGTATGACTGTTTGTCATTATAAACTGACGGTAGATTACAACAACTTAACTTGATTAATGGTGTTATTTCCATTTTTATCACCTCACTTTTTTCACCACACTTGCATAAATAGTTTTCTACACCGTTTTAATAGTATTGTGTTGATTAAATACACACCCTCAGAAATTGCACTAAAATATTTATCACTATTACGTGTGTCTGTTACATTCTCAGATAGTGTGCGTTTTGTGTTGCCTACACGGTTGCTATCACTTTGCCCGGAAGAATTTGTTGTTGTATTTGTGGTGTTGTTTGTGGTCGCTTCACCTCTATCCATTTCAGATGCATAGTCATTTGTGCTAATTGTGACTTGTGGGTTATCTGAATGAATAGACTGCGAGTTTTGTTTCTGATTTGAAACATCTGTAGATGTTGCATCTTGCTTTACATCTGTGTTACTTGTCTCTGTGTCGTTTATGTTTTCATTGTGTTTCATCACCCTTTCTCCCGCAACGTTAGGCATATCACCAAGCAATCTATATTTTTGTTTCATTTCTTCCATGTTTTCATACATCAGACCTTTAAAGAATTGCTTATGCATCCCCAACGTTTCTTGTCCTATTTCATTGTTCAAATACCTTGTCAAGTATGCGGTCATAAACTCGGATTTTCCGTCACCTGTGTTGTTATACCACGGAAATGAGAAGTCGAAAAAGGCGTTCACACCTTGTTCAACTAGTTCATCCGGGGGCAGACTTTCAGAGTTTGGTACAATGTTTTGGAGTATATTATATATAGTTGTGGTATACTTACTCAATATCATCACCCTTTCTGTCAATGTTTGGCGTAAACTGACCCGGGGCATTTACTGGCGTTGGTAGATTCGATCTAAATTCTACTTTTGCGTTCCATCCGAACAATTTGTTGCAAGCGTCAACTGCGCGTTCTCTCAGCGCAAGTGCTAGATTTCGATTACCCTCTGTGTGACCGTTGTTCCCGGCAACTTCATCGGATATCAGTCTTTCTCTTTTTTCTGAAGGGTTCGACTCATAACCAAGATCAGTTAGTACACGACCCCACAACACGGTGAGTTCATCTTCCAACTTGTCAACAACATAAGGCGCGCCTAATGTGATAGCTTGTAAATTCTTAATATTAATTGTGTCGCTAATTTTAATCACAGGAACATAGTTGGAGTATTCGTCACCGAGTACCTGATAACTTAGTTTTTCGTCATCGGATGAAGCAATCGCAACAGGTGTACGTTGACTAAACATGTTAATGTTACGTGTACGCCACACATCTGCCATAGTTTTTGCATACAGACAAGCCGTATAATAATATGGAAAGGCTGTGGCACTATCCCACATAATAACGGAGTTTTCTTTCCCGTATTCTTTCATGTATCCGTTATTTGCATACGCCCATCTATCCTGTGGAACGTTGTATATATCATACATCCCCGACAAATTCACTTTCATAAAAGCAAAAGCGTCTGCTACATCATCATAAATGAACGACCCCAACCCGTGAAAAAACATGACGCGTTCTATAAAGAATGGTTCAATTGATTTGGGTAATCCTGTGTATTTGAACCGATTAACAAACAAGTTCATGATACTGTTAAAAAAGTAGAATTCAGTGATGTCTCGCTCGTTACACGGTTGATTTATGTTCTTTTCGTATACCCGGTAAGGGTTTTTCACTGTACCCATACTATCACCTCTTTTCTAATTGTTTGGTAGTGAATAGTTTCCGATATCATCTGTGTGCCACAGTGTAACACCACGGTTGAAAATAGATCTAATCTGTTGTAGTTGTGCAAGGTCAACTGCTCCAGTAAAACCACACCCCGCTGTTTTAACGTAATTCCATGTTGACCGACTACGTATGTTTGGTGTTGCAACTTTGTTGATGGGGTATCCGTACACGTCAAAGAATGAGTCAATCACACGTGCAAATTCTTCCTGGCACGACATAACGTAGAAACTGAATCCCGTCAATGCACAAGCAACATTGACATTCTCAGAGAGTGCTTTACCATGAACGGATGCCGGAACAACAGTTTTGTCTCTTAGCTGAGCCAATAATGACATAGTGCCTTGTATTGCACTAGCAGAACCTGATGCCACTTGAGTTCCGCCAACAGCTCCACCTGTGGCTATTGCGGTTATTGCACCAACTGGCGCTTGTAATGAGTCAGCCAAAATAGATGTAGCTTGAACAGCCAGTGCCCCCTTATTCTGTGCAATCCATGCCTTGAACGTGTCAGACTGGAAAGCGCATTGTGGAAAGCCTGATATAACTAACGATTCAGAGTACAAACGATTCACGCCCTTATAATTAGATGGTGATACCAACACCTGTGGTAAGGTACACATTGCACCTACTATCTCAAAGTCAATGCTATGATCGGCATTGTTTGACAATTCAAACCGGTAGACATTCGCTTGACCCTCATTATTGTCAACCATAGCATAACAAAACGGGTAACTATACAGTTTGTTATTGCGTGGGGTGTACCCACCGAAAATATCACCCTTGTTTAACGGCAATTTAAACTCAGTACGGTTTGAATCATCACCTTTGATCGCATTAATACAAATTTGTGGCGCCATGAATATTGCTAGTATATCGTCCACAATACCCTCTTCCGTGTATTGGTTGATTAGTTTGTTTACGGTATCCACATCTTTCACACTGTAATGCCCTAGTGACCCTGTTCGATATATCCCATTAACAACTGAACCGTCAAAAGGTTCACCTGTTGTTCCCTCTGAAACATAGACGCATATGTCCATATTGTACAACGGATATAGATAGGAATTTGCAACTACTGACTCTCCAGTTTCAAGATTTACGGGTATCTGATTTGCCCCAATTCTGTCCTGACTTTTTGGGATATGTTGCCATTCGATAAAGCACGGTTTCACTTTCAACTTATACCAGTTACATTGAAAAACGTCCAGTTCAAATATGATTCTAGTTGTACGCTCTGATCTCCACTCTATTGATGTAATGAAGCAGAATACCCATTCATCATGTAACCCATAGTTATTGAATGCTAAGTAGTTGAGATCAAGCGCAGACATTTCAGTGAATGGAACTTTCACGTCAAGTGACCCAACCCGGATAGGTGACATTTCATCTAACTCACTGGAGAGGTTAACCCTCCAGTTTTCAAGATGATTTAACAAGTCCTGTGTTGAGTTGTACAATCTGACATGATTATACGAATTATCCCATGGAACACCCCTATATAGTCTTAATTGTGTTTGTGGTGCACGTGGCACCACATTCGCCTGTGTAGGCATTGGAATCATGTTATTATCCCCCTATAAATTTCTTGCCTTGTTCTGACCTTTTTTGTAACGCCGTTTCTACCCCTCTTTCGTAAAATTTACGGATTTTTTCACTGACTCATTAGGTCTGTAAACAATATCAACAACAAGTTTTGCCGATGATTCATCTGACCCAACGTATAACTGATCTGTACCAGGCAAGATATATGTATCTTTCGAAGTTGCACCTGAAACGCTATAACTCAAAAGTTTCTGATGGTATGTACCTGTTCCACCTGTCACGGTTGCGGGAATATTGGTCACTGTACCCGGTGTGTATGTTCCATCTTTCGCGGAAATAGTTAACGACTCTGTAGCTACCTGATCTGTGGTGAACACTCTGATCGGGTAGAATGGTGACGCACTAATCATTTCCACCATAGTGTAGAAATAATTCCATGCCAACACATTAGCAAGTCTCTGGTCGCTCATTTCTCGGAACTGGTCTCTCACATTGAAAAATCTAATATCCAACAGCACGCCCTGAATGGCTGAATTCGCGAATTTGTCAACAATGACAGTTCTAACATCCACTTGTGCTTTGTCAAGATGGAACGCATAAGCCAGTGCGTCAACACTAATCTGCGCGTTAACTTTCGGTGTTGTAATGAAGATTAGGTTGTACGGCTCAGATGTAGAGGTCGCACCCGCAATGTTGTTAGCCGGGTTCGGGAATTTAAATTCATCTACCGCGGATTTCACCTCTGCAAGCATTTTCTTAGCAGACGCTTCATCCACAACAGCCGGAACACTAACAGCCGGTAAAATCTGCTGTGCATAGCCAGTGTCAATCATACCTTTCATAGCGTTGTATTCATCCCAGTTCGCACCGGAAACAGCGGACTGCATCTTCATTCCCATCATATCGCGGATACCATATTCTGTCAAAAATGCTGAGCGCAAGTTGTCGAATGTAACTGTAACTGGGTACTGCATATTCAGATTGACCTTGTGGAACACACTCATGATATACGACTGATACTGCTGAAATGCCACTTCATATGACTCACGTGGGTCATACAGTTTACCCTTACACATATTCACAAACGTTTCCTCGTGCGTCATACCATAACGCATAGGATCTTTTTTATACATAGCAAGAGGGTTTTTCCAAGCTGTTGAGTCCACAGTCTGTAAACCGATTCTCTCAAGTAGAGATGGAATAATCTGATTTTTACCCTGTGAATAACTCATCATCGCCGTGAAAATCTCAGACAAATTGGTCTTAGTCACCTCAGGCAGTCTGTTTTCAAGTTCATACTCTGACCTCATTGCATTTAAAATTGCTACGTTACTTGCTTTTGTTGCCATATAGTCTCTCTCCTTTCATTACTCTGTTTCCCCGGAAAAGTCCAAGTCTTCCAGTTTTGGGACAGGTTCAGGTGTAATTGGTTTCTCGATCGGTTTTTCCAATGCCCCACTATTCTGTGTCATGATTTCCTCTTTGAACCGTGTTTTATACTTTTCTGCAAGATCGTCATATTTTGCTTTCCAAGTGGTTTCATCTTCCGTAGGTGTTCTTAAAGTTGTGAGAGCTTCGTCAAACTCCTCAACATTTTCAAGAGCATCAATAATCTGTGTTAACGCTTCTTCTCTTGTCATACTCTATTAGCTCCTTTCCATATTGGCATACTGTATAGCCACAATTTTGATTTCTTTTTCTTTTTCGGGTGTGGGTTGTTTGGGTTAAAATTTTTTAAATATTCGTACCACTTTCTTGCGTCTTTTCGCCGTTCTTCCTCAACCTCGACTCCGGCACGTTCGAAATTTTTTAGGAACGCACTCGCAAGATACTCAGGTTCATCTTCAGCTTTTTTAAATTCCAACCAAGACATTTTATATTGAGAGGTTGGAATCCACTGACCGGATGATTCTGTCTGAGTATCCAACCACAAACACTGCCCGTCACCGTCATCGATCTCGAACCCCTGACTTTTCGCCCAGTTTGTATAGTTTGTTGCGGGTGTCCACTGAGCGAGTCCGAAACCTAGACTGTAATTTCCCTGATCTAAGTTTTGCCACAATCCGGGGTTGATATTGGATTCTCGTTCAAAGTTGCCAAGCATACCCGCGACAGCGTTCAATGTAAAACCATACCCCCACATGATAGAATAAAATACATAAGCATTATTCTGCATTTCTTCCTCTGTGAGATAGTTATTTTTTGCAATCCACTTAAGCTTTGTGGCTTTTCCTAATCTATAGAGGTCTGTGTAGTAATCAACCCCGGTCGCAAAGTTATTTATGGAAACCTGTTGTGCAAGTGGAACATTAGCTGTGTGCGCACCCATTGTAATGCCACCATTGTCCGCAGGTTCATAACACATTTCTGTATGTTGACGTGTTGCGTTGCGAACAACTAGAATGTCACCCGCTTGCCACGGAACAGCGTCTGTTTTGTAATGTTGTGCACCAAGGTCTAGCAAATACTGTCCCATGGTGTAAGTCGTGAACCATGGATTCGTTTCGAAATAACCGGCTTGCGTTAATGCCTGTGATATTAATGAAGAGCAATCATAATACGTGATCCCGTTTACATTCTGTCCACGCCGATATTTTTGAGAATATCCAATGTTAGGCGCATTACACGCGTTAATCATCCACGTGTATGCTGTGTTAATAGACGGCATATCACCACAACCTTATAGTCTGACCTTTATATATCAAGTTAGGGTTCGCGATTCCATTTAGGTTAGCGAGTGTCTGATAATTTGTGTTGTACTGTGCTGCAATGCCGGACAACGTGTCACCTGATCGCACTGTGTAATACTGTGACCTGTTGGTTAACTGCGAACCTGACGCAACTGTCAGCACCTGGCCCGGAAAAATAGTATAAGGCGAATGAATACCATTTCTATTTGCAATATCAAGCCACGATACACCAAGTCTTTTTCCAATGGCGGATAAACAATCACCAGTTTTTACTGTGTACGTTGCGACACTTTCCGTATTCGTGTTTGATGAATACGCGCCGGAAATTGTGAGAACCTGTCCTGGGTAAATCAAGTTCGGGTTCGCGATACCGTTCAGCTCAGCAAGATATTTGTACGTTGTGTTGTATCGTTGTGCAATACGTGACAACGTATCACCTGACTGTACAGTGTAATAGATCACTCGATCTTCAGCTTTGTGGTTTGGCTCAGACGGTTTATAGTTATCTGACGCAACATAACCCGCCAATTTATCCCAATCCGCGCTATCACCATAAAAAACATCTAAGTCTAAATTTTCCGACCATCCACGCAAGCGACCTGACGAGGTGTATTGATACAACACTGTGTTATCGTAAAACTCACCAAGTGAACCACGTAACGGTGGGTTGTCTACGAACCCATAAATCGTGTTATACCCAGAATAATAACCCGCGTTCCATAAGGAATAATGCTCTGACACTGAGCTCCAGTCGTATCTATGTATTACGCTGTTTGACATATAGATCACAGGTTTCACACCTGTCATGTTATAAACAGCGTCTAGCCAGTCTTTCGCCCATCCGACACCTTGATCGACTGCGGACGACTCGTAATCCAACACCAACACAGAATGTCCGATATAGCCGGAAATGTGATCTACGAAATACTTAGCCTGTGTGATGGCGTCACCCTTTCTCGCGAAATGGTACACACCCGTCTTTTTTCCGCTGTTCTTTGCGTCTTGATATACTCTGTCACAATCAGGGTTAACATAACTTGTGCCCTCTGTTGCTTTTGCGATTACGAACTCAACGTCATGCATCTGTGTTACGTCAATTCCACGTTGCCAGTTAGACACGTCAATACCGTTCATATTAGCACTAGCTGTAACTGGTAGTGAAACAACAAGCATAACAGAGAGGAATAATGCGATCAGATCCTTACTTTTTTTCATTCACATTCACCTCACTATCTAGCTTGTCGCATAACTTCTGTAACACAACAGTGTTATTGTTTAGTGCATCCGCCATTGTTTTCATTTCTTCTGCGTGTGAATGTGACAGCTGTTTAAGCTGTTCAGAATCCTTGTCACGTGTGTATTTCTGATAATACATTAACACACCACAACACACAATCGGAAAGCCGACCGTAGCAACAGCGTTAATAACTGCGTTAATAGTGTCCATAACTCCACTCCTTTCTGTGTAATGTTTCACGTGAAACATGAATCAAGATGTTTCACGTGAAACACAAGACGTAAAGTTTCACGTGAAACATGAATCAAGAGGAACGTTTAAACAATTAAGCAATCACTTAATCGTTAATCACATTATAGCAAAATAAAATAGCGATGTCAACACTAAATTTGTTGAAATCGCTATTTGTGTGCCCGTGACCTATAAGATAAATCAAAGGGTGCGTTACTCCACCCGCCCCGGTTGACTACTTGCCCATTAACGCGTCCGGGCGCGGTCAGTGATTCTACTCAAATAGGGGAGCAATATTATAATATCACAATTTATCACCTACGTCAACCTATAAAAAAGATAACATATCGAACACCATATTTTTACAAGCGAGGTTTTGGAAACGCATCAAACCACGGTGAAAATAATTTCGTAACGCCATAATAATATAGTTGCTACTATTCACCATCACTGCGCGATCGTCTATAACATCCGTATAATTGAAGCAGACACGCCGTGGGAATGTTTCGTCCGCGCCCTCTGACACATAGACACAACTGTTGTATTTTCTTACATTGTACCACATTTCATTGTAGCGTATCGAAAGCATATACTCAGATGATCCGGACGGTCGTGTGATTAACGCGTCATTGTCATTCAAATACACGTTCTGTGACGCGTGGGAAAAGTATTTTGATCCTGAAAATGCGCGGTTAAAAGCTGAACTCTCAAAAGCTTTACTGGCGTTCTCGTTATATGTTCGCTCGTATACCCAACCGTCACCACGTAATATTTTTGTGTCACGTTTTAGCATTTTATTGATACCTAGCGCTTGATAGTATGGGTTGAGTATTGACACGGTGTTACTTGCCATATATAGCGGAACACGCCGACTCTGTTTTCCGTCACCACGTGCGATAGACGTGTGAATAGACATTAACTTATCTATTTCGTTTGGCAGATAATTGTTAGACTCGTCTTGGTATTCGTCAAAAAATCCGTGAGCCACTTGCACGAATATAGATGACATTCTCTTAATTTTTCCTGACAATGACAGTGGTAAGCACCATCCACATGGTTTATCATCTAGCAGTAATTGTACTACTGCACCGTCAAACAATTTCTTTTCGGTCATAACATGCCCATTGTAAAATAATCTTCGGATGTCAGTGAAAAATGAATCGGACATGGACTGCATATCTGTTTTATAACGATAGATAAGATAGAACTGGTTGACGTCTGTTTTTTCTTTCAAAAAGGTGTCGATCAGACGCCGTTTAAATGACACGGTTTTGCCCGCTGTTCGGTTTCCATCTGCAATATATATATCCGGGTTTTTTCCGTTACGATCTTTTAAAGTCAACAAATAATTACAGTCATAATATTTTACCACGTGTAAACACCTTATACCTTTCGCCACTAATTGTCACTACGTTATAACATTGTAATCCCTTTCTGTCTGTGTACGGTGTCACAGATTGTACATATGGGTCATTGATGATACGGATTAATGTGTCAGATGCTACAATAGTCATATTTAATTTTCCTAAGTTAATCATATTACACCACCTTATAAAAAAGGGGCGGTTTCCCACCCCTTTTGATTACTCGTCATATCTAGTGACAATGAGGTTTGTACCGTTACCCTTTGCCAATTTGATATTTTCAAATTTTACGCTGATCTTCTTTTCTTCAACATCCTTACCGTCTCCGACGATTGCACTCAGGTTTTTCAATCTACCCTCAACAACTTTTGACGAACCACTAAACAGCTGCCCATTAACTTTTACAACGGAAATCACAACTTTTTCCAGTTCTCCTGTGTTCTCGTTCAATCTTTCAGAATCCACGATCCCGAAACCCTCAAGCACACCCTCTACTTTCTGTTCAACTGCGTCAACAAATCCAAGTCCTGAACCTACGTTCGCCATATCCATTTTTGTGATATTATACATCATTCTTATTTACCTCTCTTTCTTGAAGCGTTAATTTCTGCAACCTCTTCCTCTGTGAGGATCAGATGTTCTTTCACTGTTGAGTGTTTGGCAAAATCAGAATCACTCATCACACGCTTATCTGCATAGAACACGCATTCCAAAACATTCACAATCGCATTTTTGAACATTTTACCCAATGCGATTTCTGCCTTTTCTTTTGAAATACACTTCTCAACATTTACCTCTACTTCTCTTGACTGGATTCCCTGATCTGTTTTTTCAACGACCTCAGCTTTAACTTTTGCTGTAATAATTGTTCTTGTAATCATAATCTAAATCTCCTTTCTTTTTTAACATTCATCTTGATTACATTGATTAGTATACACCGGATTCACTTTTTTGTCAAGACTTTTCTGTATTTTAAATGTTTTATTTTTTAACAATATACCGCCTCTGATTCTTACGCCCTTTAAGTTAGCGTCCTCAAGTTGCAAGTTTTCACGTAACGCGTAAACCGGTAATCCGCGGTCAATAAACTCCTGTTTCGCTTGTTTCGTCATGCCTGACGCTTTTAAATTCAAATAAGGTTTACACTCCTTGCCATCCTCTGCTATAACGTGTTCTGCATAGGTTTTCTGACGTTCATAATAAGCGAAATCAAAATCACATTCATTCTTCCAACAGCAAAATTCAACAGGGTCAACAACAACCATTTCAGCCGGTTCTAAACCTTGTAAATGAATAGAGTCTGTGTCTGCATAACAGAAACGATCATAATTAGCTATGGCGTGTCTGATCGTGAAATTTCGCGCGTATGATGTTATAGCTGAACCGACTGGGATATAACCAACAGTTTTTTCATGTTCCTCGTGCAATCTGAAACGTACGACCCCATCCTCAGACATATATGGCTCTTTCCATGAACTATCATCTGACATCGCGAACTTGCCATACAAGTTGTTTAGAAAAAGTTTAGCCAGTGTCCGTTTAAAACCTTTACTTTTCTTTTTCATTTCTGCGTATGTATCAATGTATTCATCAAACATACCCGGACGAGCGTAAAACCATAAATGATCTATAATTTCTAAATCGTACAAATCATATGTTTCTTGCAATAATAGCCAGTCTGTTTTAGTTAACACAAACTCGTGTAATGTATCGCAGACATTTCCGTCATTATCATAATAATATCTATAGTATTGTCCTTTATGCCGTATATCTGAAGTGTACAGATTTTCGTTACCTTTATAGTGTGCGTTACCTCGGATATGCAACCACGGAAATGCCCCCGGTTTTAGCCGAAACCGAAACTTACAACGAACAAAATAATAAAAATCATTCTTATTGTTCATATGGTCAGGTGGTGCGCCTAAACAATACTGACCACGTCCGTAAGGGTAGTAATTCCCGGAAACACTATGCATCATAGACGGGTATAAAGAATTTACGTCATAGACTTTACCCAGTGTGATGGTTCTGTGTGCGTATCTAGGATTCACGTAGCACCATCCACCTGAATATGATTTGTGTACATATTCCCACATGTTGTTATACCCTGAAAATTCAAAGTGCATGGGATCATCTCGTATGTCAGGGAACATTCTATCGAAATCCTTTTTTGTGTAATGAGACTTAAACTCTGACAAACAACATGACCCGATCGTTAACTTGTCATGCCCCTCATTGAACATCATTTCGAGAGCCTCTTTCAACACAAGAACGTCATTTTTTATGTATTCCTCTTCTTCCGGCGTTATATCACAATAGGCTTGCCTGTTGCCTGTGTACTCCATTTCTAACTTTTGGTGTTTCGTTTTGAATGACTGTCCGATTGCCTTTAAAGCTGATGGCATAAGCTTTAAACTATTTCTTATTTCTAACAGTGTGTGTGACCATTTTATTTTAATGTAATACCATTGCCCCATAGCTGAGATAGATGTTTTAAATTGCCTACTTCTCATATTAGTGTCTTTCACGCTTGTGTGCGTGTATCCCTCACGGAGCAAAAAATCCACAATGAATGACCCGTCAAAAGAGAGGTTATGAAAAAATAAAACATTGTTTCCTGGCATGCGTAAGAATCTAGATAGAAAATCACGTATACTGTGTGTGATTGTTACACACTCAGTGTCATCATATAATGCAACGTCAGCACCCGCCCATACCTCAGTATAATCTTGCTCATGTCCGGCTTGCTTTATCATTTCGTCTGTCCACACGGTTGTTTCGAAATCGCACGCCCAGTAAGTTATATCTTTCTTTCTTCCCATAACCCCTCACCACCATATTCACAACTATTCCTCACTCTCAACGCCGTCATACATAGACAGAAAATCTTGGTAAGCTTCGCTGTCAGGTGCTAAGTCCATCATACGCGCTACTTCATTAAAACTGTTTAATATTGCCTCTCTTGTTTCGTAAGGCGGTTCAGGAAATATATCAGGGTGCTGTGATAACACGTAGGCAAAACGCTTTCGTGTTTCTTCTGATTTACCATATATCAGCCTATTTGTCTGCCACTCGATAAACTGGGCAATGTACCAATAGAACGACTCTCTAACCTGTTGATACCAATTATCTATAATCTGTTCATAACTTTCTGTTGGTGGCAAAATGTCAACACCCAAACCGAGATCTACTGGTATAACAGATCCACCCTCAACAACTATGTCAACAGTCGGCAAATCAGCGTTTAGTATAGTTACATTTTTTCTCTGTTGCTTTAAGCGTTTCTTTTTGTCCTTAATGGGTTTTAAAATTTCCCCTGTCTCAATATCAACAATACGCGACTTTGATCTGATCTTTTCTCCTGTCTGTTGTTTTAATCGGTTAATGGATGTTTTTGTTGGTTTCTTTACTCGTGCAATAACATCCACAATATATCCTTGCTTCACTGCTCTATTTACACGCCGTAAATAATTTCGATATTCACGCTTATACTGTTCTTTAACGGTCAACTGTTGTCACCAACTTTCTTTAATAATAACCCGTCCGGAGTTCGTGTCCACTGTATTTTATCACCCTCTGTTATCCCTAAGTCAGAGACAGCACTTGCCGGAACAACCACACGCGCTGTGTAACTACACCCGGACTTCACAAACATTACTTTGTAGATTGCGTCAACATTTTCTCTTTTCATTGTCATACCTCACTTTTATTGATGTTTCACGTGAAACATTTGTGCTAATTTTACGGTAACGGAACTAAATAATTGACTAACACAGCTATTACATAGAAAAAACTGTAAAACAATAGTAATGATATTGCAATTAAAATTAACCGTGCCATATTTTTTACTATTCTTTTAATTTTTCTTCTAAACATCCATACATCTCCTTTATCAATGTTGCACTAATCGGAACGTTAATACGCTGATCGTTTGTTATATACGCGATATACCATTTACCATTGTCGTGCACTTTATCTTGAATTGTGTATAAAAAAGCGTAGTGTAAATTTGTGCGGTATGTGGTATTACATAATGAAAGAGCTGTACCGTTTTCTTCTCTCATGATATCTTTCATTTTTTCGTATTCAACAATCGTGTCAGGTGTTACAAGTTCCGGATGATCGTATAACGACTCACAAACATGATCTTGAAATCTCTTGCGCACTTGTGCGTGTGTTATCCATTCTCCCATAGGTTATTCACCAACTTTCTCGTTATATAAATTGGTTAATACTATTATGTCGTTTTTAACATACGTTTCTACAGCTTTATCATTATCAAATTTACTCTCTTCAGCCATTAACTTTACGTATTTTGTGATAGCTTTATGTAACGCTATACCCGAATCATTAAAAATTTCCTTTACTTCACCGCCTAAATACGAAAATATAATGTTCTCTGCAACCATTAATGTCTCAAGCTCTTGTTTTGTTAAACCTTTCATGTTTTTTCTCCTTTCAACTCTTAAATTATTGTCTCCAATCTCTTGTCCACTGATCTGCCATTGCTTTTGCGATTCCTGGAAATGTTTTACTCCTTGCTTTAGCAGTTCTTGGATCGTTATAAGAAATTATTTTACCATTCTCATTATAGACTTCTCCAATACCAACCCCAAACCTTGCTCCACCCTTATATGTCCTAATCTTTGGCTCTACAATGTTTGTTGGTGTTAATTTCGGTAACCCTTTTAACCACAGGCACGTGGTTTTCTTTGTGTCATCCCCAAATTCATATGGTTGAATCCGTTGCGTTGCCTTGATTGGTAATCCATATTTTTCAGCCAATCCCGGAAACCACTTAGTTATGTATTCCCCACTGATAATATTCACAGGGTTCTCAATCGATATTCTGTCACAATCAGCAATTAAAAACTGACAAAAAAACTCAATGCCTTGTCGTTGCCTGCCATCTGCTCTTTTCTTTTCAAAATGTCTCGCGCCACTTACTGCAAGATGTGTACAAGGTGGAAATGCGATAATCATATCCCATTTGCCGTTAACAGTGTGGGTTTCTCCGTCTGTTGTTTTAAACGTACAATTCCCATTAATCAGTGCAAGCACGTCTTGTATAATATGCCACTCAGGGTGACCCCCTGAGCTATCAATAATGTCGCAACTATAAGCGTCAAAACCTAATTTCCTTAATTCACTTGTGACAGCTTGTGATTCTTCACATGCAACTAATACTTTTTTCATCTTGTTTACACCCTTTCTGTAATTTATTTGTTTCTAGTTATATTATAACACTATAACGTGCATTAATCAAATGTTACGTGCATTGTTTTTATAAAATACAT